TATTTCTTTACTAAAGATGGACAACCCAAGACACTTCTTCATCTAAATTCCAACCAGTGTAATGATGTTAGAGATAGCCCCACCGATTTAAACTACAATGAGAAATCATTGATGGAAACGGAAGAGATAACGGATTATGTGATAGCCAACGATAATTCAAATTCCGCTTTGTCGTTCTACTCTGACAAGGTTGGAGAAGGATTTGATGGCAAGATATCCGCTATTTTCTGGGAAAGGCTTGATGATATTATATCAAGCGCAAATTCCTCTCTGAAAATGTTTGACATATCGGAACCATATTCCGAAGAATTGCAATACTATCAACCGGAAGCAAGTGGTAGTATTCCCTATGATTTAACTCCCTATGAAGATTATCTAGGAGACAAGAAATTCATGAGCGTGGTTCTGGATGTTCTTGGTAAATTTGATATATATCCTAGTAATTGGGATTATGGGCAACCTTTTTCCGATGATATGGATTATATTGATCTTGACATGCAATATAGGGATGATAATTATCGTAACGAATCAGCCACGGATAAGTTGAAGTCCTTTGTAAACGAATTGGAATATGCGGAGAATAAATTTGATCCTGCTGAATTTGACGAAACATTTAAAGAAAAAATGTTGGATGCTGGATATATAAAATCCGGCTTCGGAGATTTCACCACCAAGGTTTCTATAAGCAACTTACCTTTAGAAAATTTTAAAAAAGACCATTCCAAGAATGTCTATCAAACGGGATATATTTCCATGGGTGACGAGCGTTTTTTTGGTTATTCATCAAACTTCAAAATCGTTGACATTGATTTTCTTCGCAAAAAATATAAGAGAAGCGATCACCCATTTTTACTGTTGGCGGAATTTCTTGCTCCCTTTGTTCAGAGAGGACTTGAAGTTGATATACGCCATAGAGTTGATTTAAATTTCCAATATGCACCAAAATATAAGGAAGATAAGACTGGTAAACAATACATCCGTGGATTAAAAGCAATCAAAGATTTTGATACCCATTTTGATTTCTATATTGAACAAATCAAGAAATTCATGGAAAAGTATGTATTCCCATATATGAAAAATATGGAAAACGGGAGAGATAGCTACGGAATACCAGAAGATATTAAATTACCGTTGATTCAACTCAAAAATAGAAAAGAAAGCCCCGATCAGGGTATGTTGGACTTGCACGAAACGAAAACATTCTCCCAATTCTTCTACAAAAAATATGGAAAGATTTCATAAATTATACCAACCAATGAATTAGATTTGAGCAAGGATGAAATCATTCATAATGTTATGGTAATTTATTTCTTAATAAACTGATCGTCAGGTGATTTTTGAGAAACGTGTCTCTCAATCAAAACTGTTACGATGACTTCCATTGAACTTGTTTTCAAATTAAAGTTCTTCGGAAAGAGATTACCTCCATCATTAAACTCAAACATGTATTCTCCTTGACTTTCTTTGTTTTCATAGCAAGTAACTAACAAGCTACTGTTTGCTGGGTCTACCATAATCGTCCATTTACGAGGATCATGGTCGCCATAATCCTTAAACAAACGAATGGCTATAAACCCGCTATCTCTTAGACGCTTTAAGAAATACCCACATGTTGTGATTTTATTTTTTTGATTAGTATTCATATTTTAAAATGTCGTTTACTTTACCAGACTTGATAATATATAATTAAGAGAAACGTCTCCATTAATCAAGCTTAAATTACCAATTCCGTAAGTTGTATTGATTTTTAATTGAAGATTTTCCTCCGCTGATAACGTAATCATTCTGAGATTGTCCAAATTGAGAATGAAATCATCCAATTCAAAATCTACAGCGTTTCCGCTGAATGAATACGTGTCACTATTTGTCAAAGTCTTGTCTTGTAATGCCCAAGTTACAATACCGTTGATTGTGTTGATATATAGTTTATTGACATCTGAAAACATCGAACTCGTTTTCAATAGATTTTTCAAAAATGATTTTGTGAAATCAACATCAATATTGTATGAAAGACTTTGGATTTTCTCAAGACTTGTCTTAGGTTTTGTCAAAATACCATCATCATACAAATGATACTTAAATTTGATTTTATCACCTCTATATTCAAGATTGTTCTTGTTCAAGATCAAAGTAACATCAGTTTCATCGCCTGAAACTTTCAATGCATTGATAAGCTTTTTAAGAGAAGGTAGATTCAAAGTAGTTTCAATCCCGAACTCCCCCGAAATACTTCCCCACAAAATAAAACTTGCATCTTCGCTAATCGAAACTGCATATGCTTCATCATCTTTAATGTGTAAAATGCAAGTGTCGTTGATCTTAGACAATGAATCCAACAAATATAAAAGGTTAGATTTATTGAATGTAAGTTTACTCATCGTTTTTTAGTTTTTCAAAGATATCAACCAATTTTGATATTGTATAATTCAATTCAGTTAACAATCTGGTTTGCTTTTCAAGCAACTCATTTGTTTTTTTCTGTTCTGTTATGTTGAAATTGAATTCCAACTGTGAATCATCTTTTGGATACGCTGGCTGGGCCATCGCACTATGATGTGGTTGATACTGCTGTATTGCAGGTGGTTCAGGTAATGCAGGTGGTTGAAGATAAGAATAATCCTGCTGGGGGGCAGAAGCGGGATGCCCCTGAGATTGGCGTAAGCCTCTCTCAAGAGCATCCTTAATTCCTTCAGCTATTCCACCATCAACATAACCATTAACCTTTGGTCTTGCATCATTATAATACATTCCATCGATTTCTTTACTTTCCTGAAATATCGGTCCAGCAAAGTCTAATAGTATTTTTTTGTCTTCTGGTGATAGCATAATTTAGTCTTCGTTTAGTTCGCCAAGCAATTTGTCAATTTCATCATCTGATGTTGCAATTTCCTTCTTATTTGACTTCTTATCAAAATCAAAGGGGATATCATCATTCACATCATCAAAAACATTAGAGTTCGCGGGAGTTGCAGATGGCTTGTTTGCAACAGCTTCTTGGGTCTTTCCATAAAAATGAATATCAAGAATTTCTTGAAGTTCATCAAATGTCTTAACCGGATGGATTTGTTCCAAATCGTGAACGCTTTCATAAACTTTCTCGATTTCATCATCGCTAAGATTCAGAGTCGGCTTATTATAAAAGCCAGATGACGCGAACGTAGTATAGTCTCCGCTGGTTTCTGCCTTTATCTTAAGGTTCGCCCCTTCTGGACCAAGATCGAAAATACGGATACCGAATTCATCGGCCCCATCACCAGTAAGAGCATCATCGATGATCTTTTTGATTTGTGGTCCAACTCGAAGTATCTTAACAGTTCCGTTATTTTCAGGTGTTGATGGATCATCAATCACATAAACGTTCACGAACCAGTTTTCTTTACGACTAAGCACCTTTCCGAGAGCTTTTTCTGTTGGATCAGCACTTTTGATGAGTTTCCAAAACGTTTCTGTAATCGGGTCACGCTCACCAAAGGTTTGCAGGGACAGAGTTGAAGTATAACTTCCAGTTGTCTTACTCTTCCATCCGTGTGTATAGTGATGGAAAAAGGTTTTATCACCGGGATTGTCCAAATTTGGAATCAATCGGAGGGTATACGTCTTCCCTGCTGGGAACTTCATAACATTTGCATATGTATTGCTCTTGTTTCCTTCTGATGACTTGTTGAGTGCATCTTTAATCTTCTCAAACATGCTTGCGTTGAATTTAGGTTTGCTCATAGTTTTATTTTTTAGTTTAGTTTAGTTAGTTTAGTTGTTAGTTTAGTTTTTGCTTGTTCTCCAAAGATTTTCATCCTTTTTGAACATTGGTATTTATTTCGAGTTGTTTGGAATGTCTTCCAAAAATCACCGAAAATAAAATTTAATATGTCCGACTCTACATCAGGTTTTGGAAATGTCAACGTGTGCAATGTGTAAAAGTTGATGTTGTGTATTTTCAAATGGTTGATGTATGCTGGTAGTGTATCGCCTTCGTTTAAGAAACTCACATACTCTTCTAAAGAGATACCATGCTCTTTGCAAAAGTCCATCACAAATTTCAAACTCTTTTGAAGTCGTATCAAAGATTCGCTGGAATCTGGATCTTCTGTTTCCAGAAGTTTCATGTAAGTGGAATAGCACTTGACAGCTTTAAGCGAATTGAAAAAATTCAATTCCAAGTATGTCTCGTCGCTATGAATCTTGAAAGGGGCTTTGAAAAAATCTTCGATATCAATATGTTTGTGTTTCTCGAAAAATGTAGCAAGTTTGGTCAATTCAACTTCTACATCTTCTGATATATTACTAAAGTCCTTCTTTAGTTTGTATGGAAGATTTTGAGACCTTCTTGTAACTGCTAGATGGATGTTGTAAATATATTTTTGTAATTCGGATATCATTTATGGTTTCCATTTTTATTTTTGATCAATTTAGTCGTTTTATTAATAAATTTTGTAACATACTTGCTCTTGGCGATGCTTGGATCGAAGTCCAAAAACACTCTAACAATCTCAAAATCGGTGTCAATACATAAAACACTCTTAAGAAAATTTTTCATCTTTTCATTTTGCAATGTGTAAACAAAAACATTCTGAATTGACATCTTCTTACCTTGCAAATTCATTACAAAAGTGCAATAGCACATGAATAAATGAGATTGTTCTGTTTCTTCGATGTTGTTGGATGGGTGCATATTATTGAGCAGATAGGGTTTGAGTGAATTCAAGGAACTTTTGAGTGAGTTTACCACCCGCAGCTTGATCGCTGCCTCCTCCATTACAAAGATTTTCAGCCATAAATTTAATATCAGCTGTTGAACCTTTCTTCTTTCTAAAAGAAACATATCGACTGGATGTATTGACGACAATCGCAACGTCGGAATCATAATGTTCTATGATCGTTGCAGCGATTTCATTGACGCTGAAATTTGAAAAGGTTGCTACAACCTTTGAATCTTTGTAGCTTCCAAAGAACAATTCCAAGTTTTCCATCTCAGCATTCAGTTCTTTGTAGAACGATCCGGCCAATCGAATTTCAGACTCTGTGAATTCACCAATACCGCTCCAAAAACGATTTACAAAATTATAAAACTTACGACTTCCACTTTTTCTAAACAATCCATTTAAAATTTTAGCTTCTTTTGTTTTGAGTTCGTAACTGTTGTAGTCGTTGATATAAGCGATGAACTTTTTAACACCATCAGGAAAATCAAATTTAGACTTGAACAGTTTATAAAGCATTTTGGAACAGGATGTTGAATCTTCACTTATCAATTTGGACTCAACAGTAGTCAATTCTTCTTTCTTATCTGAAATGAAGATCAATTTTTTATCATCGGTCTTATTGATCAAACTTTGTTCTAACGGAATGCCGACCACAAAGATTTTATCATAGTTGTTTCTATTTTCATCATACCAATCTGGAAACTTTTGCATAAAATCTCCAAAGAATATCGATTGATATTCAAAGTTTTGGAAAATGTTGCCGAGCAAAATAGCAGCACCGACTCCATCGAGATCGTTGTTCGTCCATAAAAATACTTTCATTTACATAACTACATTATTTTGCAAATTTTTCAAGTAAAGAAATCTCTTCTTCGTTCATAAATTCCTCTTCTTCACTGGATTGTGTGATTGTCAATGTGGTGTAATCGATATTCATAGGCTGAATACCTCCTCTAGGTCCAAATCGATTCTTCATCATACCCAATCGAATCAAATTAAGCTCTTGATCTTCTTCATTTTGGAAGATGGAAAGAATAACATCCGAAGTCGCGGCCAATCCGATCGAATTTTTAGTTAAAATA